GCGGCTTCCTTCTGGGTATTCAGGAAGTCCATATCGCGGGGGTTATTGTCCATTGCCTGCCATTCGGCACCGGCTGGAAGGATCGGGATTTCCCCCGCTGTCCTTTCGCCCTGAAACGCAGACTTGAACCATTCCTTGATCAGCGAGACGATCTCACCCCCGGCCCCATCGCCAAGCTTGATCAGCCCCGAAGGCCGCGCGCTGTTCTTCAGTAGCGAATAGTTCCACCGCAGGCCCGCGTTATGCGTATCCGCAGCAAGCCCAGCTGCAACCAATGGCGATTGACCACGCCAATAGTCGATAGGGTTGATCATCTTGTGGAAGAACAACTGCGACTTGCCGGAAGGATATTCGACCGGAAACGTCTTCTTTGTCCCGGCCTGATCATAAACGTAGGACGCCACAAGCCCGCCCCGACCCGGATTGACCTCGATATAAAGCGGGGAAATGTTCCACAACTCGACCGGCCTTGACGCCTCTGGATATCGGGCGACCCCCATTTCGCCTAGCAGAAGAAATTGCGTGAAGGCATCCTTGATCCAAGTGTCATAACCCTGAGTAGGGTTTGGCTTGGCCAATAGATCAAGAACGGGATGCTTTTCGATTGCATCGCCCTTTTGGTTCACCAACTCGATTTCAAGATCGGCCACAGCTTTCGTCAATTCCATGACGCAGCGATACACGATCACGTTTAGCTGATAGCCTTCCTCGATGTATGCTCTCTTTGTTCCCTGTCGCTGCCACGATTGGCCACCGGGAAGCATGAGAGCCGCGCCGATTGGGTTTTCCTTGATTTCAATCTTGCGGGAAAATGGCCAAACCATGCGGGCGCTCCGATTGCATTTGTCGCGTTATATCATAACACCCGGCGAAAGGCTAGACAACGTGGAAGCCACCAGACCGCTTGCGGATCATTGGCCCTAGGGCATAGCGCAGAGCGTCTATGTAATGGTTGTTCGCGTCAACTATGACAGGAAGGATATCCCCCGACTGCCGATCAACCTTATAGCTGTAAAGCCGGAACTCTCTGGCCAGTTGTTCGCAGTCGGGATGGATGACAACCTTTTCATAGGTCTTGATATGTTCAATGCCATCCTCGACCGAACCTGACCACTTTTCGCAAGCGATGATATTCGGCAACCCATGGCGGCGAAGAAAGCTAATGCTTTCCGGCCTTGCGCTATCGGCCCTGATAGTGTGACGTTCTATCTTGGGGATTTTGTCTGTGAAGTGCTTTGCTGTGTCATCCAACTCCAGCTTTGCCTTCCCGGCCTCTCGCCGGACATACAAGACCTTATCATGAATAAACGCCTGCACTGCCGCAGTTGGGTCTTGGGCAAATCCGAAGTCCATCCCGAAGTAAGGGCCATCCCAATATGGATGCGGTTCGAATGTATCCACCAGATACTTGCCAGCGAAAATCTGCGCTTCTGTCAGGGTCAGGAACGCGCCTTCCCAGACGTGGGCATAGGTGTCAGGGCGCAAGCGCAGATCGTCTAGCCGTTCTTGGTTTAGAACGTCCGGGAACCACGGATTGTCTTTCCAGTTGATTTCCGTAACAACGCAATTTGTCGGGGCTGTTGCGATAAAGCGCTTGTGCGTCGGGCTTTCCGGGCTTTCCGGGTTGTAGCTGACCCAATTCTCAGAAGCATCTTCCCTGATTGTTGGGATCAACTTTCTCCAAGCGGCATCCGATACGTTTTCCGCCTCGTCTGTCCAGTTGAGAAGAATGCGCGACTTTGACTTGATGCTGTCTAGGTTGTGGCGAAGTCCGGCAAAGGCAAACGATACCATGTGATTTTTCGTGCGAATATACTTCTCGCCTATCTCATAATACCCATCGAGCCAAGGCTCTGACCTGATCGCCGCCTTGATCTCCTCCAGGCTGCTTTCGTCCAAGCTGTTGAGATGTTCGCGGCTGGCAAGGATAATCCCGCTGCGGCCTGTCTCTGCGAATTCGTAACCCTTAATCGCCGCCATGATAGCGCAACCGCGCGTCTTGCCTGATCCGCGACCGCCCTTGAAAACCCTATGCCTGGCAGGTTGCGCAAAGTTCTCCACCATCTTGGCGGGAAGCTTAATCTGCGCCGTTGTCATCGGGCTTGACTGCAATCAACTCAATTCGGGTTGGCTTGCTAAATGATCCATCCGGGTTTGTCACGGCCTGCACTGGCGCGCCTAGACCACGATCTTCGCTGTCCTTAAGAAGCTTAAGCATTGCCGCCTCAACCAGCATCTCGATTGCTTCCTCAGTGCTGCTTTCCGCAAGCTTGGCCTCTACCGCGTGTAAGGCCCTAGCGCGAATGCGCATGGCGGCTTCAGCATTGGCCATTTCCAAGCGCTTTTGTTCTGAGGTCTTGCCGTTTGGATTGCCTTCAGGCTCACCGAACCGCCTTTTTGCTGGCGGCTTGCGGTATCCAACCTCGTATGGCGCTTCTTCCCTCATTAGGGATTTCCGACTATTTCGCTTTTTCGGGAACCGCGGCGATTGCAATCAGGGCGAAGATGCCACCGATAGCGCCGATTGCAGCCCATGTTGCGGGGTCTCGGCCCTTGTTCGCTGCGATGTATGCCGTTGCGGCTGCGCAGGCAATCCAGATACCTATGGCAAGACCCATGCTATTCTCCCAGCGCCATCAGAACGGCGGCTCCATATCGCCCTTAGTGGGCATCCATGGTGTAGGATAGGTGATTGCGGGCGGTTTGGCAACTGGTGCGAAGTGGTTGCTTAGGAACGCGGCAAGGGATTGCGGGATGGTCATCGGTTATAGCCCATACCCGCCGGGGTCGGCCCCATCGCCGTATCCTTCCTCGTATGCGCCCTTGGCAGCTTCGCCGATCATCTTTTCGACAGCATCGGCGCGAATGTATTCCGTCCGCCCCTTGCTTGGCTCGCTATGCCAAACGTCCGAACCGTCAAACGTGGTCGGGGGGTCTGCAAAGATGCGCTCCGGCATGTTCCGGCCCTCTTGTGTGGTGGGGGTCATGCTGCCAGCGCCGCCAGAAGCTCGTCGTCCGCCATGTCTGCCGACCCATCCGCCACGTTTGCCGCGTGAATAGCGGCCATGCAGGCTTTGCGGTGTGCCTTGGCAATCTTGCGCGACTTGGCGTTGCCGATAGCCATCATCAGGTCGCAGGTGTCGAGGTCTTTGGCGATTGCGTTGAAGTCGGTCATCTTCGTCTCTCCCGTTGTGGCTTTCGCCGTTTCCATATCCATATACCTACCCGTTACAGTAACGCCCGTCAACAGGAAACCGCACGGGCCTGCGATTATTTTGGTGCTGGGCCTCGCCCCGAGAAAGGCTTGGGAGACAGGGTTTGCCCAGCTTGCGTGGATTGGTCATGCCTAACCGGCTCTGCTGCATTACCGCCAGCTTGTCCCGCTGGTCATGCTTCGCCTCTTGCTTTGGCTATGGCGGCGCGGATGGCGTCAATGTGCAGGTGCGGATGCGCCCCGATGCTAAGGTCGGACTCGACGGCCTCCAGCGCCGCATACATGTCAGGCGCTGCGGCGATTAGGTGGGCGTCGGCTTCATCATTGCCATCACCTTTGCACAAAAGCATATCAAACTGCTTATGTCTCCCACCGCTAGCAATATCGCCCATACTGATACATGAGGACCCGTTGCGTCGGAATGTTACCACCCATGGCCCCGGCGTGAATTTCGTATCGCTCATGTTTCCACCTTACTCCAGATTGTGCCCTTCTTCCGGCTGTAGTCAGACCGCGTTACCAGACCTCGTTGCAAAGCCGCCCGCAGGTGTGCCCCGATAGCCTGAGCGGACAGGTTGACCAGCGGCGAAAGCTGTTGCGCGGTCATTGGCTTGTCGAGGTGCGACATGATCCGGGCCAGCGTTGCAAGCGTCTTGGCTTTTGCCCTGCGGCGGTTTGCGTCGGCTTGGGCTTGCTCTGCCGGGGTGCGGACTAGTTTGGCGGTATTGGCATGGGGTGCCCGACTTTGGGCGGTATGGCTTTCCTTGCGCGCCAAGTCTGCGAAGCTTGGCATCTTGCCGCCATACATTGCCTTGACGGTTTCGCGGGGTGGCTTGGTTTTGGCTGCGATTGCGTCCTGCATGTCTTCAAGCATCATGGCAGAACCTCGATCCATTTGGTGATCGGGGAAAGTTCATATCCATTGCCGGGATTTGCATCAGCGACGGCCTGCCGGAATGCGATTGCCTCGGCCTCTGTGTCGCGGATATGCGCGCCATAGGACCAACACTCGCGGGGCTTGGGCGGGGCGGGCCTGACGCGGTATACGCTAAGACCAGCAAAGGACGGCCATTCTGTCTGTATCCATCCATTAATGCCCCAAACATCATACGGCCCGCCATGCGCTTTGAGTGCCTCCTGCGTCTTAGCGTCAAGCAGCCCAAACGGCGTGGTGATCTTGGTTAGGTCAATCGTCATTTGTCAGTCTCTCCCGTGATTTCGTCGATTGCGCGGCGTTGGGCTTCTGCCGCTTTGCTTGCGCTGTCCATAATCCCACGCATGGTTTCATCGCTGATGTTGATGGGCGTGGTGATTTCGTCGATTGCGTCCAGAATGTCTTGCAGCTTGTCGGCTGGCACCCACTTGTCTAGGTGGACTAGGCCAGCCTTGCGCTTGCGGTCGCGCCAGTTACGGACGCGGGTTGCTGGGGAAAGGGTCATGCGGCAAGCATCCGCGCAAAGACTTCCAAGCCTTCCTTGCAGTCAGCGTCCTTGCCGTCCCTATCAATCTGGCTGATTGCCTTGAGAACGGTCTTGCGGGCAACGTCGCGCTTGCCTTCGCTGAATTCGCAGGTTGCGCGCTGGAATAGGTCAAATGCGGTCATGGCGGTTTCTCCCTTGTTCATAACCCCTTTTAGCACGCCGTTTCCGTAACAACAAGGGGAAAATGCACGGCAGGAACGCTTTTTGCCATGTCTATCAGAATTTGCCGAAACTCGGTCGGGGTTCCGATCCTATGCGTGTTGTCCTTCCCGCCCCCCTTGAACGCCAGTTCGCCCATGCGCTTGCATTTCTCCAGTCCATACTTGGCGACTGCCTCGGGCGGAAACTGCGCCTGGCTGACGCCCCACTGCAATTCTGGCAGATCGACCCCGACCGCGTAAAGCAATGTCGGCTTGCGGGCATAGTGCCCATAGCGGCCTTGCTCCACGCAACAAGTCCAGCCCCATTCGTCCGACTTGATCCACCCGCCGTGACGGGGCGGGGTCAGCAATCCGAAGCGCGGCCAAGCATGACTGCCCCACGGATGCTCCAGAACGCCGCCCCATTTTCTCACAGATGCAAGCGCCGCCTCAAAGCAACCGTTGTCATCGCCCTTAACCTTGCGCTGTCCGGTCCTGGCAATGTGCATCGGTGAGCCTGCCCACATCTTTCCCCACCTCTGACACGGCGGGTGAGCGACTACAGGCCACGGCCCGTCATACTTGCGCGCGTCCCGTTCCTGATCCCACGGGTCAACCCCTTCCAGGTTGAAATAGCTTCCGTTGGTTTCGACATACAGCGCGGCAATCATATCATGATCTCCTTCGCCAATCCTGCGACGATGCTTACGGCCTCTTGCATGGATAGATTGACCTGGACGATAAGCTTTCCGTTGTCATAGACGCTGAGAACGGGGCCGGGGGTGATGGTGACGAGGGTCATTTGTCGTCACCGTGTAGCATTCTGCGGCCTTTGTCGGTCAGGAAGTGGCCTTGGCGTTCGGTCCACGTCAGTTGCCGGTCACCAAGCATCATGCGGATAATTTGCGGCGAAGGCCTGTCTGTGCGCTCCCATAGGTCGCGCACCTCCCCCCGATCATGGAGCCACTGTAGGGCCTTGCGGCGGGCGGGGGTCATGCTTTTCCACCCTCCGCGTCTTCTTTGCGCCAACGCTTCACGCATTCGCTGCACGCCCATTCCCCAGCCTCTTCCGGTTCAGGATGCCGGTCTGGCCCGTATGGCTGACGGCAGAAGTCGCAGCTATCCGGCAAGCCGCCGCGCAACTGGATCAATAGGTCTAGCGTGTTCATATCGCCACCCCCGCGCGCTTGCATTGGTCTTGGGTCACAAGCCCGCGCTGCACAAGTTCCCGCGCCGCCGTAGATGGAATGTTGCGGCAAAGATAATCCTTGCCTGACAGGATAGCCTCAGCCCATAGCCCAAGCTTATCACCGATAGGGGTTTGCGCTTTCATCGGGGCTTCTGCCTTCACGGCCTTGAAATACCACTCTGGCGTGATGCTAGCCCATCCGCGTTCCTCTACCATGCCTAGCGCGTCGGATGGATCACCCCCTGCCGCCTTGATAGCGGCAAGGGTCTTGCAAATACGAAGGGCTGCTGTTTCCGTTAGCGGGGCCTTCTTTTTCTTGCGCCATGCACAGAAGCTTTTAGCAGCTTCCTTTGTGGTGAAATGGGCAAGGATTTCGGCGGGTGTCTCGATCATGCTACACCCGCGAATAGGTCGCCTACCGATGCCTCAGCTTCCATCAGGTTCTTGTTCGCCTGCTTGGCATATTCAGGCTTCAGCTCAAAACCAAGATACCGGCGAAACCCCTTGACCGCCTGATAGCCAGTTGACCCGATGCCGTTGAATGGGTCCATGACCACATCGCCCGGCTTGCTGTAAAGCCGCAAGCAATTCTCGATTGTGTCCAGCTGCAGTGGGCAGACGTGCTTTTCATCGCCGTCGCCTTTCATCCGGTTCAGGACGTTGCCTTGCTGGATATTCATCCAAACCGGCGATGCAAGGCGTTGCCACTCGTAAACGTCAAATTCAACATGCGGCAACAGGGCTTCAATCTGCGCATCCGTAGGCGTCTCGGATGCCAGACCAGCCCGGTGCATTTCATGCAGCCACTTGCGCGCGATCTTGACCAGTTCTTTCACGTCACCCGGCGCGCAATGCTCAACCCGGTCAGGGTTTTCCCCCGGCGCGCGGAAAAACAGCATATAGTCCGGCATTCCGACGCGGTTCATGGTGCTGTCTTTTCGGATTTGCTTGTAAAGCAGACCCAAGGCTTTCGTCCGCTGCATCTCGACTACAGGGTCTTTCCAGATCGTCACGCGCCCGTGATAGATCAACCCTGCATCCGTATGGGCCTTGATCAGATCCCCGGAAAAGTCTTGCAAACCGATAAACCCATCACGGCCCTTCCTGCTCGGAAGATCAGTGCAGTGAACGCAAACCATCCGCCCCGGCTTCATGACGCGGGTAAGAGCTTCGCAGAAATAGGAATACTGGTTGATAAACGCTTGCCCCGTGCCAGCGTTGCCCAAGTCTCTTTCGCTGTCAGAATAGACAAACAGATCGCCGAACGGCGGCGAAAAGATCGTCAGGTCAATCGAATGCTCCGGCATGGCGTGCATACCCTCGATGCAGTCCGAGTTGTGGATTGCCCATCCTGCGCCTTGGTATTCGGGTTGCTTTTTCATGATGCGGCCTCCGATTTTATCCATGCCGGGAAAGCAAGGTCCAAGGGACGCTCATACTTGACGCGGCGAGTTGCTGATGATTGGGCTTCCTTCATAGAAGCAGCCATGCGCCGCTTCATTTCGTCATGCTTGGCAGACTTTCCGTTAATCACGTCCCAGATGCTGGCCTCGGTGTCTGCAATGACAATATCATTCCGCACAGTCTCGGACTGCCCGAACCGATGCGACCGCCGCACGGCCTGATAGTGCTGTTCATAGCTAAAGCTGATCGAGGCAAATACGGCATGGGCGCAGTGTTGCCAGTTGACCCCAAACCCGGCTAGCTTGGGCTTTGTCACCATCGCCCTGTATTGCCCATCCGCAAATCCTAGCAACCGCCGTTCCTTTTCGTCTGGATCGAGTGATCCATGAACCTCAATAGCGCCGGGGATCATCTTGGCCAGTGACGCGCTTTCTTCGTTTGTCTCGCACCATACCGTGACGGGCTTGTCATGCGTTGCCAGTTGTGCAGCCAGTTCGCACCTCTGGCCAAGAGTAAGGCGCTTTTCTTCGTGGAAGCTTGTCGCGCTCATCTCTGGAATGCGAAACAACATGCCTTCGCCGATCTTTTCCATCCGATCAGCCGCGACGGAATGCACCCGCCGATCAATTTCCGGCAAAATGTATCCGGTATCGTCCCCGCCAAGATCAGACGGCAATGTTGCGCACCTCGACCAAGACGCGACGAAGTTCCAGAAGTCTTGCGTGGCGTGACCCTTCAATCGCCATTCCTGCGAAGCGGTTGACGTGTCGTTAATGAACCACTTGGAAAGCATTTCCTGTTGCCGCATGACGCCAAGAAACTCAGCATGGTTTCCGAGTTCGGTATGGTCATTCGGCGAAGGTGTCGCGGTCGCTGCAAGCTTGTATGGCGTATCCTTGAACGCATCTTCAAGCATGACCCGCGTTTTGCTGGCATAACTTTTCAGGATGCTGCTTTCGTCCAGAACAATCGCGCCAAAAGATGCGGGGTCTAGCTTTAGCAGGCGCTCATAGTTGGCCACCATAACCCCGGCCCCAACCTCATGTTGTTCCCTGATCTGGCGCGCGGCGATGCCAAACTTTTGGCCCTCTCGCACCATCTGGCCAGCAACGGCAAGCGGGGTCAGGATCAGCGATGGCTTGCCGGTTTCCTCTGCGCATTGCCGCGCAAACTCCAACTCGATGAAAGACTTTCCCAGACCAGTATCCAAGAATGCAGCCGACTTGCCAGCATTCAACGCAAATTCCAGACATGCAACCTGATGCGTCTTGGCGGCTAAATTGATCGGGCGCGGATCAAATCCGCCTTTCTCAATTGCACCTGCCCGTGATGCAATGAATGCTCTATATTCGGATAATCCCATCCCGCCCTCCTTGGCGTTTCTCCCTGTTGCGCGCGGCCAAGCCAGGGGAGAGCTGGCGTTCGGTTGCAAGCCTAGGCCGCGCTGTTACATCATGCCTAAAACACCGACTAAATCAATCATTTACTTGCAAACCTTGCAAAGAGCATGTTTGCAAAGTGTCGTCTTCCGCCTCGGCTTCTGTCGGATAAATCGCCCGACGCGCCGCCGCTTCAATGTGCGCAAACGCACAGTCTAATTCCTTGCGCGTCTCGAAAACCTGACCGGCGATTTCGTTCCGATCTTCCGCCGCCATTTTCAAAGCGACCGAATGATTAGAAGCTAGGTTCGACCATTTCAGGCCAAGCCGTTTCACCTTTTCCGCTGTCTCTAGTATCTCTATCATCTAGGTTATTCCCTTTGGTGAGTGTTGCTGATCAGGCATAGGAAGACATCCCCCGCAATAAAGCGAGGTTGTCCCCCATGCCTTGATAGTCGTCTGGCATTCCCTTCGGAGCCGTGCCGCCATCACAGGCCCTGCCATGGCGCGAAAGCCTGACAGGTTGACCGCTACTTGCGAGGGTATCGCCCCCCGGCACTCGGGCTTCGGTCTTTCGGACTGCCCTTGGGATCGAGTGCATCCCACAGTATCCCAGTTCGTTCAGCCGCTGCGGTTATCCCTACCGGTCAGAACGTAGTGTTTGGAGGGTTCTTGCAAACTGTCAGCCGTTAGGCTAAATTTGCGTCATCGCAGCTTCAAACCCGTCCAAAGGTTGCTGCGATCAAGGCGGCGCATGGGTCACACCAGCGCCGCCGCTTTCTTTTGTGTGCCACGTTTTCGGAAAAAGCAACATGCAAAACTGCAAAGCCATCCTGCAAATTTGCAAAGCCCTAAACGGTCGTGGTTTAGCTTTCCAAGGCCCGCCTTGCCTTTTCCCGCTTCACAGCATCCATGACGGTCGTGTGATCCCGCCCTATGGCCCTGCCGATGATAGGATAGGACAAGCCTTCCATGTGAGCGAGATACATGACCAGATGACGGGCCGCGACGGTCTGCCTTTGAACGTCCGGCCCGTAAATGGCAGAAACGGGAATGCCGCTTGATCGGGCTACGGCGCTGACGATTGACCGAACCCTGTCACGGGCCTCAGTGGCAATAGCGCGGCAACGCTTCACGTCTTCTGGTGATAGGGTGTAGGTCATGACACCCATCCTGTCGCCGGAAGAACCCCAGGCACAACTTGGAACACGATTTCCACATGCCCACCCTTGCGGTCAACAGGCCCGCGCAGAAGGGTAAACGTCCAGTGCTGATCATCCCTGCCCAGCGCCTGCGATATGCCATCCAGCGCCGATTTGCAGGCTGAGAAAGCCCCATCCAGATCGCGCCGCCGATTGTCAGGCGGGCAGAAGGTCAGAACAAGGTGATCAGTCGGAACGCCGCCGCTGTTGATGAATTGCTTTGCAAGGAAGTATCCAGCTTCCCGCGCCGCCTGCCGTGTATTCGTGGCAAAGCGCCGATCCTTGCGGGCGTTGGGGTGCAGGTCGCGGCTAGGCCATGGAAGATTGATCACTTCGGCCACCATTGCGCAAACTCACCCGCATCACGCAATAAAGCGATTTCCGCCCGCACATAGCCATGATGACAGCCAAGGTGCAGCGCAATATCATCCGCTCCGAAGCCGTCCAGAAGCTTTCCCTTGACGGCGGCTTTCCATTGTATCCCGCCGATAGGCAGGGCGGCATGGGCAGCGCGCTCCTTCCGAATATCCATCACAGACCTAGTTCCCCCTGCTGAGAATTGCCGTTGTCGCCTTCTTCGCCTCTTGCGCTATCCGGCCCGCCCTTGCGCGGTTTCCCCGCAATGCTTTGTCGTGATCCATCTGGAATGCGTCCCGCTGCATCTTGTGCGATAGGACCAGCGTTGGCAGCTTTCCATCGCGCCTCACCGACCGGAATATGGGCTTCGCAGACCCATAGAATGGCGTTGGATTTGCGTTCGTGTCGAAATCCAGCGAAGCCGAAACCCCTAGACGCAATCGGCTCGCCGCATATGTGGCAGGGCATGTTGCGTCACTCATGACCGCGCCTCACGCAGCGCCGCATACCGCAGGAACGGGCCTGTTTTCATACCCGACCGCTTCGCCGCTTCCTGGATTTCCAGCTTTTCCGATGGGGTCAAGGAAACCTCGACCGTATCTGTCCGATTTTCCGTCATGGGGTTTTCTCCTGTAATTCCCCCTTGACTATGCCGGGTAATGGCGGGTAGTGTCAAGGGGCAATCAAACGGAGGACACCATGATTGACTTCGACAAACTCACCGTGGCAGAGGTTCGCCAACTGGCAGGAATGGCTGCGGCTTTTCTCGGCAATGCGCCGCAAGCTGCGATGACTGATGCATCGGGTTCGGCGTATGTCATCGGGCGGAACTACCTGTTTCGCACCGTCACTCATATCGTGACCGGAAAGCTTCTGCGCATTCACAGCGACGGGCTTATCGTAACGGATGCCGCGTGGATCGCCGACACTGGCCGGTATGCGCAGGCCGTGGCCACGGGGTCTTTCTCCGAAGTCGAACCATACCCGGACGGTGCGGAAGTCGTGATCAACGCCACAGCCATGATTGACGCGGTCGAAATCAATGGTGCCCTGCCTAGGAGCCAAAAATGAACGCGGCGCTACTGAGGGCCGGATTTAACGGGTCGTGGTCGTGGTCGAGGTCGGGGTCGCGGTCGCGGTCGTGGTCGGGGTCGGGGTCGCTGTCGCGGTCGCGGTCGTGGTCGCGGTCGGGGTCGCGGTCGCTATGACCACCCGCCGCGCATGGTTCGACTATCCGCCGCATGAACCCCGGCACAAACTCCAAGACGTGCTGTATTACGCCCTACACGACTATAGGACGGCCAAGGTCTGCACGATGAAACACGCAACAGCGCGGGCGAGAAAGCGGGCGCTGGAACTGATATCGATGATCAAAGGGAGAACCTGAAATGAAACTTGAAACACTGACAATCAGCCTTCGCAGTCCTTACAAAGACCCGTCACCATCCAACCCGTATGAAGCGAAACTGTCCGTTGCATACAATGACAACAAGATGACCGTGAAGCTTCTGCCAGAAACGTGCGCTCGCATTTTGGCTTTGGCTGGGGATGAAATAGCATCTGCAGCGCAGGTTCAGATTTCCGACTTTGTGCGGGCGGCGCTGACTGTTTCAAAGACGCCGATGATTGAGGCGACTGCCACTCATATCGAGGAGCCGTTTTGATGTATATTGACCTTCCAACCATTCGGCGCATGGCGGAAGAAATCCGCGCCGCGCTTGGTGATGACCACGACGCCGACACGTTCCTTGACACGCTGGACGGCGAAACCGACGCCTTAGACATTGCCGACATTCTTCTATCGAGTATGCTTGAGGCCGAGGCTATGGGCGAAGCTATTCGCGGCGAGATTGCCGATCTGACCGCCCGCCGCAATAGGTTCGATGCGCGCGGCGAAGCTATTCGGGTCCAGCTTCTGGCATTGCTTGATGCTACCGGCGAAAAGAAGCTGGAACGACCCCGCGCAACAATCAGCCGCCGCGCTGGCATGGCTTCCGTGCAGATCACCGACGAAACCGCCATTCCTTCGCAGCTTTGCAAGACTACGGTCGCACCTGATCGGTCGGCAATCAAGGCGCAGCTTCTGGCTGGTGAAACGGTTCCCGGTGCGATGATCGTTACGGGCAAGGATAGCCTCTCGGTAAGGGTGAAATAATGGATTGGGATAAAGTCAGCGCAGAGCTAAGCCGGAAGCTTGACCCGTCTGCGGGGGTTTGAACAAGCCCTAGAGGCGCGGGAACGTGCAGCCGGGGTGATAATCGATGGAGAAGAAGAATGACCGAAGCAATCAAACCAACCGGCCTTGCGCTTCTGCGGGAACCATTCCCGGCGCACCAGATTTCCAAGCTTCCAAAGCCATACAAAGCAGACAGCCCGAAAGGCAAATGCGCAGAATGTGGCGGCTACCATGGCCTGCCAGCGGTTCATCTGGATTACGTTGGCCATGCCGCCTTGACCGACCGGCTGCTAGATTGTGATCCTGCATGGGATTGGCAGCCTCTTGCATTCACCCCCGATGGGCTTCCGTCGTTGGATAAGATCGGCGGCATGTGGATCAAGCTGACCATCTGCGGCGTGACGCGTCTTGGCTATGGACACCCTGACGGCAAGAGCGGGGGCAACGCTATCAAGGAAGTGATCGGCGATGCCCTGCGGAATGCCGCCATGCGGTTTGGCGCGGCACTTGATTTGTGGCATAAGGGCGACCTTCATGGCGATGACGATGGGCCGGTGACAGAAGCCCCGAAGCGTGAAGCGCCGCCCGCCTTTGATCCCGTCGCAGCGCATGACCGGATTGCGAAGAAGCTGGAAGCCGTCACTTCGCTCGCCGATCTTGCCGAGGCATGGAAGTCGGAAAGCACGACCATCAAGGAAATCACCGAAGCCCGCGCCGATCTGGGCAAGTCACTGACAGACACGAAAGACCGGCTTAAGGCCGAACTTGCACCGAAAGGGGATGCACAATGACCGGATCAGTCAACAAAGTAATCATCGTCGGGCACCTTGGCCGCGACCCAGAGGTCCGCCGATTTACAGCCGGTGGAATGGTTGTTACCCTGCGAATTGCCACGTCCGAAAGCTGGAAGGACAAGCAATCCGGCGAGCGGAAAGAACGCACCGAATGGCATTCGGTGGCAATCTTTGACGAGGGTCTGGCCAAGATCGCAGAGCAATATCTGCGCAAGGGAACGATGGTCTATATCGAGGGCCAGTTGGAAACCCGGAAGTGGCAGGATCAATCCGGCGCGGATCGCTATTCGACAGAGGTTGTCTTGCGGCCATTTCACAGCACCTTGACCATGCTTGGCGGCAAGCCGGAAGGCCAGCGAGAGGAACGGCGGGAAGACCCACCGGCCCAGCGTAATGCAATGGACGACGAGATTCCATTTGCTCCAGAGGTGCGGTGATGTCGAGCCGATGGACTGAATATGAAGACAGATTCATAATCGCATACTTTGACTCGGTAGGATCATTCATCGGGCCGCACGATCTTGGCAGAACAGAGCAGGCGACGAAGGCGCGAGCGCAATTTTTGAAACGCAGCGGAGCGTGGGATGCTTATCTCGACGCGGACAACGTTTTGAATATGGCCAGAAAGCTTGCGGGGCGCAGATGACCCGCCTGTCCCGCCACGAAACCCAATGCCTGGACGCCATGCGAAACGCGCCTTGGGATACTGAAGCCTTGACCGTGGACCTTGGAACCGAGGTTCTCATGGCCAAGGGAATGATGAGGTCCGATGCCGAGAAATTGGCGCAGAGTATTTTCGACAGATACCTGAAAACCTACAACCCAAACTGAGGAGAGAGACATGAAAACCAGATATCTTGCAAAATTCTTTGCCGATAATGGCTTGTCAGAAGAAGCAACGCTGAAATATTACTCGCCAGACGTTGAAGCCTCATGGACTATAGATATTGAGGGGCCTGACAGCTTGCAGGTAGTCTATGAAAGAAAGATTGATGGCAAGGTTTATAGCCCGGCTTTGGGTGAAGCAATCGATGCACCAGACGAAAACTTTTGGCTCTATCTTCACCCGCGCGATGCTGCTGTGATCGGAAAAATTCTAATGGCTTACGCTTTGGCACATGGGGAAAAAGCATGACCGACCCATATGCCGTCACAGCCGACGAGCTGCGCCAGTTTTTCGAGAGATACGAACAACTGGACGCCGAAAAGCGCGACATTGCCGATCAGCAAAAGGAAGTCGTGGCCGAACTTGTCGCGCGGGGATATGACCGCAAGGCGTTTAAGGAAATCATCCGACTGCGGAAGATGAAGCCGGATCAACTGGCGGAATTTGAGGCAGTGGTTGAAGTGTATCGACCGGCAGCGGGCTTGGCGTGAAATTTATCGTCTGCCCTCAGTGCCTTCAAGTGGCAGCAAAGAGTTGCGGTGCGGTGAACCGATCCGAAAGGGCGGGCAAGCCGGTCTATTGCGGCAGGGCTTGCGCTGGTTTGGCGCGGCGGAAAATGGCAACTGATGCCGAAAAACGCGCGGCAAAAAAAGCATATGATGCTAGTCGGCGCAAGGAACTATCCGTAGAAATCAAAGCTGCGAAGGCCGCTTACTACCAGAGAACGCGAAATCCAGTGCAAGAGGCCGAAAAAAGAAAAGAGAGAATGCCGTATCACGTCGAATACTGTCGGCGTCCTGAGTATCGAGCATGGAAGGCAAAATACGACCAGGAATACCGTGCCAAGCAAGAGTTTGGCGAATTTTGGGAATCGGCTATTTTGGCTTTGGAAATACGGCGGGAGTGCTTGGCCCTGTCCGATGATACGGAAATTCGCCGCCAAGCTGGCACACTAAACAAGCATCAACAAAGGAGAAGAGAATATGACAGAACTTACGGCAACCAACCTGAAAGCGGCCCTTTGGGACACCTTGAATTCCCTCAAGGCGGGCAATATGCAACCAGCCGAGGGTGACGCCATTGCATCGCAAGCGCGGGAAATTCTGCGCACTACAAATACACAACTCAAGATCAGCCAACAGTCAAAGCGTCCGGTCCCGGCAGACGTTATCGGGTTTTCCGAGAAGTGACTGACCGCGCCCCGCGTCCTATCGTAAGACTATCAGGGGGGCGGCTTGTCCCCCTGAGTGCTTGGGATGCAGAAGAACTGGCCGCTTTCCCCGACGGCATGACATTCGACATGCACCATCGCAACAAGCGGACCCTACCGCTTCACAGAACCTACTGGCAGGCCCTAACCAAGGCCATAGAGGCAACAGGACGCTGGCAGTCACGCGAGGCGTTACACACGGCGCTAAAGGTCCGCATGGGGCTTGTTGAACCGATCTATGACCTACGTGGCAACGTCACGGGAATGCAGCCGCATAGCACGGCTTTCGCGGCGATGGATCAGGGGCAATTCAAGGCATACTTTGACGGGGCAATGGCCGCGCTATCTGAGGCGGTAGGCTATGACGTTTTGGCATTCTTGAATGAGTAACCTAGCTGGCAAGCCGCCCTTGGGGCTGAAATCCGACAAGGCACCAAAAAAGCCCAAAGCACCCACGCCGATCCGCCACGCGGCACAAGGCCAAGGCTGCACCTTACGCTTGCCAGGATGCAACGCAACGCCCGTCAACGTCTTCCTATGCCACATTCGCCGCTTTGGATGGGCGGGGATGGGTCAGAAGCCCCACGATCTTCTAGGCGTCTTTGCCTGCCAGCATTGCCACGATGTAATGGATGGCAGGATCAAGGGTGAGTGCAGCGACACAGACCTGTTGCGGGCGCATGGGGAAACGATGATGGCTCTATTGCTTTCGGGGGCGATTGTTATTGCTTGAAACGATGGGCTGGCGGTGATATTGTGCAATTGTCTGCGAGGACACCCGCCCTGCGTTCGCTTGCTAGAGCGGCGCGGGGCAACCCTACCGCTTTCTGGCGGGTCATCTTATGGCTATGCCACGGGGTCAGGCTATACGCCGACCGGATGATCCGCCAGAGCGCGGCGAGGATGACATCTATTCCGCCCTTGCTACGGCTTGGCGTCGTCGCTCTACCTTCCCAATAAAAAGGCCCCAGCGCAGGGAACGTGAAGCGCTAGGGCCAAGGTGCCGCTTTCGCGGTGAGGAGACAGACGCCGGTTCGTCACCCAACCGGCTCGGGTATTACAGTACGCCCAGCGCAGCTCTGAAAATGAATGCTATCCCCGTCAAAAGACCGCCAAACGTGATGCCACGCCAAAACGCTCGATATGCCTTGCGGTCTGCATCGTCTTTCGTGACCCAATCAACCTTTGGGGTCGGTTCCTGCCATGGGTCAAAGTCGCTGTGATGGCTCATGTTGTTCTCCCAAACTCGCCATGCATCGCGGCACTGGCGGTTGCATAGGCCGCAGCGGCTTCTTCGGGGGTGGTGAACAGGCCGAGGCTCTTCCTCTTGCCGCCCAGCCTGATCCGCGCCCGCCATTTGCCGCGCGCCGCTTCCCAGCTGACGCCTTTGTGGCCGCTCGAGTTGTTGGTGCGGATCCCTTGGTTCTGCATGTTCTGCGCTTTGGTGGCAGCGCGCAGGTTGCCCCGCCGATTGTTCAGGCCGTTGCCATCGCGGTGATCGGTCTCAAGGCCGTCCGGCGTTCCGGCAATGACGCGATGCATGCGGACCATGCGCCGCTTGCCTTCGCCGGTCCGATCCCTGCGAACAGCATAAACCGCGCGGATCGATCCGGCGTGTCGGTGCTCAACCATCGCGTACCAATTCCACCCATCGATCAACGGCACGTCAAAGGCGTCTATGACGGCCTCATAGCCCTTCGTCAGCGTAACGTAGGCGAGGTTACCTTCGCGGCGGATCTGGCGGACCTGTTTCCCAGTCATATGGCGTCACCCGCGCGGCGGTTCCATGCGGCGATGGCGGTTTCTGCGTCCATTTTTGGGCCAGTGCAGAAGTTCAATTCACACGCCACATATGGTCGCACGTCGGGCCGACTTAGCGCAGGGGTGACGAGGATTGCTGGTCCGGCGCAATGGGGACACGGTTTGAGTTGTTCACTCATTCGATCCACCCCGTCAGCTTGCCTTCCGTGTCATAGGTTGGCTGGCCGTGGTCGTCCGGCTTGCGGGCGTTCCTGGCCCAGAAGTGGTGATGGGCCTGGATTCCGATGACAAAAAGGACACCGAGCGCGCCGAACACATAGCCAGCGATGAAAGCGATGATAGTCATGATACCCCCTTGAATGTGAACAAGCGCCGAGGAAGGGCTTGCCCGGTTAGTTGTTCCAGGCGGTCAAACCAAGCTGCTGGCAAGACCCCGGTTGCAGCGTAAATCTGCAAAACCCGATCCTTGACGCCAAACTCAGCCTTTATCTTGTCCCGGCCCACGGTTGCGATGATGTCTGATGCTGTTTTCATACCGCCAGACTACACGCAATTTATTTTCGGGCAACCCCTTCTTTTTGTGTTGCGCATTTTTTTTGCGCGTGTAGGATGTGGGCATAACAAAACGGGAGACCACACGATGCACAAACCCAAAGAAATGACCTTTTCCGCCCTCAGCGCCCGCGCTGATGATGTTGAAATCTGCGACACGGTTGCGGACTACATGGGCGGCGAAGACTACCGCGAAGTCACGGTGTTTATCGAGTTGGAGCAGTCCTGCGATATGCGCGGCGATGATATCACCTATCGCAACGAAGCGAAGCGGATCATTGGTGTTGCCCTGTGTGATCTGGACGATCCTCAGACGGAAATCGAAATCTGGGACCGCGATACTGCTTGGGAAAAGTTTGGCCGCGATTGGGTTGAAAACAAGGAGGAAGTCGAGTGACTAGCATCGAAGCCCTTCGCCGGATCGCGTCCTACGCGCCGCATATCCTGACCGACGATGACTGCCGCCGCTTGCGTCTTGACCGCTGGGCCGGGGCTATCCGCTTTGCAACCATCATCGGGCCTTGGCTTTGCGTCTTGGCATTCATTGGCATGATCTGGGGGATGAAATGACCCGCAACACCATCGAAGCTATCACCGCCGCTTGGCTTGTGGTCGCAACTGCCATCATCGGCATCAATATCATTATGGCCGCTGTGCTGTATATCAAGGAGTGGATGCAATGACCTTCCCCCGCTTTCAACTTCGCACCGATGAAGGCGTGCCGATTGAAGTTCTAAACCGTCGCCTTGCGTTTTCTTTGGGGCCGCTGGCAAATCGGATGACCGCGCCAAACGGTAATGTTGAACCAAACACGGCGGACGTGATTTCGCCGGAAGACTTTGGCCGGAAGATGGTCGAGATTCACGGCAAGGCATGGCCTCAAATGATCGCAATGGCCAGCGGGGCGGCTATGCAGGCGGAACGTGATGCAATGGGAGACGTGAAATGACCGTTCAACTATACGAAGGCTGCTGGGGCGTTACGCAGATCCGGGAGAGGCGTGGGCCGATTGGCCTGACCAAAAATGATGGTTTGTGCAACTCGCACCCATTTTGTGATCCGGACAGATTTACATATCGGGAGGATGGATCATACGGAATGAAAGTTGGCGTCAGCAGCCCGAACGACATCATCGCCGTCTTCTCCACCGAAGCCGAGGCCGATGCGTATCTGGCTGGGGAGGCCGATCCCGAACTGCCCGACGAACTGACGTTGTTTTCAGATGATCAAGGCAATCTTTCGTCATGGCTTCCGCAAGGCGACAAGCACTACGCCGCAAGCAAATGGCGCAAAGTTTACAGCACGGAGACCTCGCCACCCGCCCCCAAGCCCGTGACGTGGCCGGATGGGGTGAGCCAGATGGTCTTTGGCAGCATGACAATCTCGATCATTGAGGGAGACGTGCCTGTTGTGTTTCTCGATGACGTTGACGGAAACCACTCTCCGTCAGTCATTCGCCAAAACCACCATCCGTCATTCATTCGCCAACTCGCCGCGCTTCTGCTTGCGGCTGCGGATAAGGTGGAGGCTGGAAATGGCTAAGGGCGACATTGCCGATCCAGTGGACTACGGGTCCATCGTGAGAAACAACTTGATGAAGCGCCCCGGCTACGCGCCATATTGCTTGGAGTGTTCTTCCATGTCGCGCATGGTCTGGGATGGAGAGCAGTTTAAGCACCCCTGCGGCTATCGCACCGAGTTTCCCGCCGACTTCATCGCGGATTACAGAACTCGCTGGCATGGCGCGGATAAGGTGGAGGGGAGAGGATGATCGACCAGACCCACCTGCGCAAGTTCGCGGCCTTGGGCGCGATGATCGTCGGCATGGATGTGGCCGGGGGTACGGATCGCACCGCTTACTGGTCCTCGCCGCGCGAACCTCAGAAGAAGAAAGTCGATAAACGCGCCAAGGTAAAAGCCGCGCGCAAGCAAAGGAACCGCAAATGACTATCGCAGATCGCCTCGCGGACGCGGGGATAGAGGTGAAGCCGCTGGAGTGGTTCGAGGTTGAGGAAATATGCACTCGTGAAAAAGCTTCTGCGTTCAAGGGGCACTACTCGTTAGTCGAGTTTGATGCTGGCAGAGAAGACGTTCATTTTGCCGTCAATATCGACCTTGGTGGGCTTGCCTTTGTGTTTATCCTTGAGCCAGACCCGTTGGGTGGGCGCAGGCCCATGCGCTTCTATAGCCGCGAAGCCGCCAAGTCCGCCGCCCAAGCCGACTACACCGCCCGCATTCTCTCAGCCCTACAGTGGGTGAAGCCATGACTGCGCCGGAACGGATTTGGGCCGACCTGAACGGAACATGGTATGATGAGGCTACATCTTTTCGCGGTGTCCCCTATCCCGGCTACATCCTCGCCACCCATGAAGCCATCGCATCTTCCCCCGAGGTTGCGGCCATGATCGCGGAAGCGCGGCGGGAGGCGCGGCGGGAAGAACGGGAACGGTGTGCCCAAGAGTGCGACCGGATCGCGGGCAACACCGAGGACTTCAACCACTATACGCGCCGCGCCGCTGGAATGTGCGCCGCAAACATCCGCGCCTTGAAGGAGGAAACCCCATGACTGACGGACTTTTCAAGAAGCTGTCCCTGGAGCAGCAATCCGCAGCGCTTGCCTTCGATGGAAACCCTGACTTCGGACCACCCATGACTGACCTAACCAAAGCACTCTCTGAACTGCGGCGCTTGAAACTTGGCGATGAAATTGACGCGGAATTCGTGTCAACCATTCTGGATGCTGCCAGAACCGGAGACCTGCTCCCCCGCGCTGATGCCGATCTGGCCGTGGCGCTGATGGTGGAGAAGGCGGCTAGGTTGATCATCAGCTTTCCAGGCGGCACCGTCATGCACTCTCCCCCGCAACTTTTGACCGAAGCGCACGATGCAGTTATGGGCCTCGTCCCCGCATCCGCGCTTGCCGAGTTGCAGGCGTTGCGGGATGACGTGACCGGCTGGATATCCAACGCGATGGTCGCCCGCGAGAAATGGTCCGAAAACGAGACGCATCGCGAAGCCGCCGAGGCCGAACTCGCCACGCTCCGGGCGCAGGTGGAGAGGCTGCGGGCGGCGGCGGAGCCTCTTGGGGCGTGGCTGTCTGCCGCTTTGGATGATCCGAAGCCTTGCGCAGAAATGAAGCGCGACATCAATGCATGGTTTGCCGCCCTAACCGAAGGAGCCGCGCCATGACATACGACTTCCCACCCACCCTACTCGACCCCATCGTCACCGTCGAAACCGTCTGCGAAGCCGCGCTGTGCGTGGATGTGATCACCGTCTATCACGTCTGCGGGGAAACGGTTTATGTCGGGCCGGGAGTGCCCAACTATTTCGTGATGCCGGGAACGTCTTGCACTGTGTTGCCGGGGAAGATGGGCAAAGACGTTGCCAACTGATCAGGGTTAGCGTATGATCTGCGCTATGAACACCATGCGCGCCAGACTTAGGATACGAACGACAGCCTAAACGGCTTTCGCTGGCGTAGCTCAGTCGGTAGAGCAGTTGCCTTGTAAGCAACCGGTCGCAGGTTCAAATCCGTGCCGCCAGCACCATTAAAACGGGCCTGTCCATTGGGATGGGGGCCTGCCTTGCAAGCAGGCTATGCGGGTTCAATTCCCGACAGGTCCACCACAGCACAGTCGCCAAGTGGTAAGGCCGGACGCTCATAACGTCTTTATCGCAGGTTCGATCCCTGCCCGTTCTACCAAGCGCCCCTAGATCAACTGGATAGATCAGGGAACTTCTATTTCCAAGGCTCGGGGTTCGAATCCTCGGGGGCGCACCATTCACCAATTCATCGCCGCTTCAAGCATCGCCAAATGCGCCATACAAGCCTCGCGGGCGGAAGCCGGATCACCATCCGCCAGTTGCCTTGCGCATTCAGCCGCCCCCGGCTTTAGGCGGTCGGTTGCCGTGCTTGGCTGCGAAGTCACGCAACCACTTAGCCCGATCATCATCAGACATATTAGCGCCAGTCTCGGCATGGTTCATCC